GTTAGGGCGGGCATGACTATGCTCTCCTTGATTGCATCAACAGCGATAATGCTGAGATGACTTGAGGTGATGAAAGCCCAAGATCAATATAAATCTTAGGCAGCGGATACGTTATAAGCGGAATCCTCCGCATACAACATATTGTCCCGTCGAGAACAGGAAGGGTTCCGGACACGGGGTAATAGCCCAAGGGCGTATACTCCATGCGCCAGTCACCTTTGACGAAGTCCAGCTGGTAACCAGTAAAGAAAGTGGTTCCGAACCAGCCCGTCAGGGCCTCTAGAAACGCTCCGAAAGGAATGAACCAATCGAAGACGAACGAGAGGGGCATCAACTCCCAAATAACTTCAAAGGGGTTGATAAAGCCTAGGCTGTTAAGCCCGTAAACGAAAGGATTGTCTACGGAGTAGAAAAGCTTAGTCTCGGCTCCTTGAACTATGGAACCTGAACTTTGCCCTCGGAGTCCTGTCGCGTAGATATGCGATGGTGCCCCAAGATTGTTAACAGCCACACCTGTACTAGAAAGGAGAGGAGGGTGGTTCTCCCAGTCACGCATCAGCGCGTCCGCTAAGTTGAACGTATCCAACATCAACGGGCGCACCATATACTGATACGTGAGCCAGAAGTCCTGTGGACTACGTAGCGCATGCCTATGATTCCTACGACTGGGTTTGACCCCATGATAGGTTTCGTAAGCATCTTCGAAGATGGTTTTATTCCCACGACGGCGGGCTCGAAAGCCCCGTTTCGTGGAATCACCAAAAAGAAGATTAAGCGCATGCTGGAAATTCCCACGAGCAATAGCGTTAAGGACCTTAAGTAAGGCCGTAACGTTATCGGCTATGGAAATCACAGTCAGCGGTAGTTCACCAAGTGCCACAAGAGCATTGAAGTCGCCGGCTTTCAACCCGGCCAATGCTTTGTTGTCCGCTTCAGCGCGTAGTGCGCTAGAAGGAACAGGTACTTGAAAAGAGCCAGTACAGCTAGGATATGCTGTATGGTTCCCACTTACATCGCCTGTGCTAGACCGTCCGACAAAAGTCCGTCGGATGCTCGAAGTGAGCGTCGGCTTGAC